TGGAAATACTACCTGAGAATACAATGAACCAGCTATTACATGTAGCCCCAGTTTATGGAGCCCGGGCTAGTACCAAACATGAACCAGGTGATAAGAGAAGAGCACTTTATGCTGTAGATGATATTCCTGTTTTGATCGCTGCTTATGCTTCTCAAAATCGTGAAAAAGAAATGACACAAGATGGTGTGTGTGCTAGGCAAACACCAGATGATTGGATGGCCTGGTTAAGTGCAAGTGACAGGAGAAGTGGTTATTGGGTTAGTAGTGATTACAGTGATTATAATCATGAGCATACTATGGCTGAGCAGCAACTTATAGATCTAGTTAAAGCAAGCATTTGGATGAAGAAACATACTGCAATAGGACGAGAGAAGGCACTCTGCTCTCTATGGGTAGCATTGGGCTTTTCTAATTCATGGATCAAATTTCCTGACGTAGGTTGGCAGCGCATAATTTCTGGAATGTATAGTGGAAGTCGTGATACAATGAGTTTCAACTGTGATAAACATATTTTGGATGTACATATAACAAAAGATGAATGTAATAGGCTTGGGTACTCAGTTCGATTCCATAATGGATCAAGCGTCTTTGTAGCAGGTGATGATGAGGATATACATTTTAAAGATTTATTAAGCGCAATTTGTTACGGAAAAATGTTAATGATAATTGGGCATGATATGAATCCTGTCAAGCAACTGGCGGGTGAGTTCCATCATCAATTTTTACAATGTCAAGCTTATGAAGGTAGTGACTTGCAGCGTCCATTAGCCAGCTTGATAGCCACATTGGCAAGTGGTAATTGGTACGTACCAAAAGCAAATTGGTATGGTGGTATGATAGGTGGTGTTTCAGATAATTACTGGGAATGTTGTGCTCGAGGAATGAACATAGTGGTTGCACAACACATGGCTGGTGCTTTTTTAGATACTATAATGCGAGTACCAAATCATATTACAAAAGTTTACAGCCCATTGGAATGGTGGGATTTTAGGAGTCCTGGTTACAAACATCCCTTGTGGGGTGTTGTCACGAAGAAACCACCGTCAATTGAAAGTCTAGCTGTTCCAACAAAAGGTTGGCCTTGTAATGCAACCAATGCATGGTTAGAAACTAAGAAACATATACTACAAGGAGTACCACAAAGAAAAATTGACCTATATAAGACAGCCTTGTTACAGATGAGCTTCGGAAGTTCATTTTTAACTTATAGACAGCAGACATTATCCAAAGGAGTATTAGAAATATGGCCTAAACGTCTCAAAAGACATTACGCTTATGGAAATGTCGTTATGCAAGCAAGTTTCACAATGCATGAAATGGCTGCATTTTATACTAAATATTATTCAAAGAACGATGCTCCACGAAGTGACGAAGAACTAGCAAGTAGGTTAGGAATAGATCCGCAAATAGTTAATATATTAGGAGCATGGCAATCTTTAGCTACAGTGCTTAAGGGTAGTGAATGGTGTAGATTTGAACGAGTGGTTGATAGCCACAGAATTAATGATCGTGTAAATGCATGTCCATGGGCTTTTAGATCCTGGGTGTCAAGATTAAACGAGAATGCTCCTACACTGCATGTGACAAACACTTTGGCGTATAAGAATTATAAACATATATTTTATATATACGCAGGAAATGGTGCAGGAAAAACATGGCTCACTAACAAATTTGGTGATTGGTTGGACATAGACAGTGTGAGTGCAATGCTAAGTGCAAAGAGACCGAGATTTGGAGTGGGATTAAATGGTTATACTGCAAGACGATTATTCCTTGAAGATTGCTTACGAGTAGCTATTAGACAAGGCTACTACGTAATATTAGGTCAATGGGCACCAGTTGAAGTACGCAACGTGTGCAGTGCGATGCATGTAAGTATAGATATAGTAAGTTATGAGCCAGGTGTAGAATTACGCTGCGCAAGATTAGCCAAGAGAGGTTATGAAGATGAGCGGATACGATCACTCATGCAACGTTATGCTGCTGAGCCACCTGTATGTCGTACTTGGCTAGAAATAGTACAACAGTTGCATAATATAGAGCCAGGAGTATTGTCGAAAAGTCAATGGTATGAAGCAGAAATGAAAATAAAAAATGAAAAGAAAGATACAACACATTAGTGTGCAAGTTGGGAGACAACTTGTTAGAATTATAGCGTCATGATGGAAACATCATATAGAAACTGGAAAGGTGACGC